AACGCTGTTTGACCGCGATCTGTATTAAATGCAATCATATTTTGAATAGCTTCTGGATAACCTGGTGCAGCAATCAAATTAAAGATTACTGTATCAGTATCACGAATACTTTGATTTGCATCAATAAGACCTTTTAATCCTTCGACTACAAAGCCGCGTTGAGCATGACGGCCAAAAATACCACGACCGACTGCATCATTAGGGCTTGCAGTAATCCAACGATCTGCAGAGTATGCAGCCATATCTTCATCACCAAATCGTGCGTTGTTTCCGCTGTTAGCATCAAGATTTAAGTGTGATGATACATATTTCTTAACATTAAAACCGCTTCGACGTAAATTCCATAATTTCATACCACGTGGGTATAATGCAGGATCAGGTGCATCTGGATCTAAGTAATTACTGGTTAATAAGTCTACGATATCTGCAGGAGATGTATCAGAGCCAGCTGTACTCCAACGTGCATCTGCAAACAACCATCCATCTGGAGTTGTTTGGTCTCCGGTGTTTTGTAGTACCCATTTGCCGGCAACACGTAGATATACATCTTGTCCGTACATTTCGATATCTGCTGTAGAAATCCAAATATCATTGTCAACTAAAGGATCGCCTGTGCTTTGTGTAGTAGGTTCTGCACTGGCAACAATTGGACCAGCTGGATCAGTTGTAGGATAAAAACTTCTATAACCTTTCCATGTAGTACCGTTGTGAACCATAATATCAACTTCATCGACTACGCTGCTATACCATAGTTGTCCGTCGGCCGGATCAGTATAAGGTGCATTGTCTTTGGCTTCAAAAACCAATGGTTTCCAGTTTGAAGCAAAGAACGTAATATCTCTTGGATCATATGTTGCTTTAGCGTATAGATTCTTTGTACCTGATTCGACGCCAGTTGTGACATTTCTACTCCATGCTGAGAATCCTAAGAAACTAGTCAATGGTGAGTTTGTTCCATTCTTTAGAAGAATTTCGCCGCCACGACTGTGTTGGATATTTAAACTTGTTGGTGTAGCACCGTTGTATGTTGCAGCCGATGCCGTTACAAAAGTTAAACCCGTAGAGCTGTTGATTTTTTGTATTACGCTAGCAACTGTGTCACCAGGAGTTAGTGTAACTGTAACTGCTGCACTGAAGTTTGCAACACCGTTTGTAGATGTTGTTAGGCCTTCAGTGATAACAAACGTTGCTGTAGAAGCAATTGTGCCTGTTGTTGCTACAGATGTAATCTTAGTTGCACCTGTGGCATTTCTACGCCATGCTTTGAATACAGTCAATTGAGGACTTGATGTAGTACCATTACCCATTGCTGCATCGGTTTGAATGAATACTTTTCCAACTGGAATATCTCCAGTGCTACTTAAATCATTAGTAGCGGATTGAAATTCATCGTATAATGCAACACTTTGTAGTGTGAATTCAGCAGATGATGAATTGTATAGTTTGACATACCAGTCAGCACCATTATTTGGAGTTGTTGTTTTTACATAAACAGACCCGGTGGCATTTGTTGAAAAATCTGGGTATTTGTAATGCGGTCCTTGGAATAGAGCAACATCGGCTGTTGTACCTGCAGAAATACCAACGGCATCCAACATTGCTGTTAGTCCTGTGCCTGCTGCTACTGTAATTTTTCCGTCAGCTGTGGTACCGTTAGATTTTGCAGATGCATCAGCATATAATTCTAAGTAGCCGCCGCTATTAACTTTAGCGCCAACACCGCGTTGGTACATTTGAGCATTAATACTAGAAGCCATTGCTGTAATATTAATTCCACTTAATGTAACAGTCTGACCGTTAATTATTAAAGTATTGCCGTTATAACCAGTTAGATTAGGACTAGACTTAGTAGCTGTTACTAGCGGGTGACTGGTTTGCCAGCAGGTGCTTGAAAATGTACTAGTAGCGTTAAATGCTGTTTCAATATTAGAACCTACAACTACCCATGTACCGTTAGAGTTTTTATACCAAACTCCCATTGAATTTAAACTGGTTGCAATAATAGCATACTCGCCGCTGCTACCAAAGCTAGGTGCCGGTACTAGTCCTAGTCCGCTAACTGTGGCAGTTGCAAGATTATCGTTGTTAATTACTGTAACTGTTTTATTAGTAAATGTAGCATCAGTTTTATTCCACTCAAAAACCCCCCATTTTGTACTTAGGGTATCAAGCCAATATGTTCCACCAACTGGAGCACCAGTTGGAACTGTGGCACTTGGTGAAAGAGCAGCTAAGTCTAGATCTGCACGAACAACATACGCTCTTGAACTTACGCCTAACACGCTGTACGCAGCCTGTAGTCCGTATTCGTTTAATTCTCCACCATGTACAGGATTACTACTAGCATCAGTATAGAACAACGGAGTTCCGAATGTGTCGGTCAAATCGCGTTGACTGGTTATTAAATAAACTTTGCCGGCATTAGCAGGATCTGTTCCTACTGCTAGGCCTGTTCCGCTGGCGTTTTGCTTGTTGGCAGCGGATGCAACAAAAATCATTGGTACTGTAGCGGGGGCAGCTGGTAAGTAAAAACTTTCGTCGATTACGCTGACTTCTACACCTGGTGAACTTAATGCCATTTGTTATCTCCCATAAATGGTTTCTTCTTGTATATTTAGTGAGAATGGTTAAAAAGTCCCGGCTTAAATACGGTACAAAAGGGATTAAAAAGGGCGGTGTATGAGAGATCTATGTAAAAAATGTCAGCGTAGACCTGTTGCTATTAATTATAAAAAAGAAGGCAGGATATTTTACAGGTCAATATGCGATCACTGTGCAAAAGACTTTAAAACAAATCGTCCTAGTTGGGTAAACACAGGATACAAAAAGAAAACCGCATGTGATAGATGCGGTTTTAAAAGTGAGGATACTAATCAACTAGACGTTTATCACATAGACGGTGATGTTAATAATTGTAGATACGAGAATTTAAAAACCGTCTGTGCTAACTGTCAACGATTATTACACAAACTTAAACTTCCCTGGAAACGGGGAGATCTGACACCAGACTTTTAATCTGCTGACACATGACATCAATAGTGGTATCGTTAATCACGGTATGATCGATGTTGCCGCCGACCCAAGCTGTTTCGCTTGCATGTATTCCTAGTCTTTCTAATTTTGCTGTACTTAAAGACCATGTAGAATTGCCGTCTGGCCCGTGATTTACTGATAACGCAGCGTCATACCAGTCTGGATCGTTGCCACGTTTGATTCTCACTACAAGTCCGCCGGCATTGTGAATTGCTTTGATTTCGTTAGGAAAACGCACATCTGAGATAACAATATTATCTCTAGTTTTTCGCATTTTGTTTTCTAAACTAGCAATCCAGATATCGTCATGAAATCCTTGACGGCAAACTTCTGTGCCCCATTGTTGTAATACCCATCGGGGAGTAAGTCCAGGAATATTAAGTCGTTCGCTCCACCATGTATCTAGTTGCTCTCTCCACTTGCGAGCTTCTGCTGTACGACCTTCTAGTAAAGTTCTATCCCAACCAAATACCTGTGCTACAGCATCTTTTAAGGTGTTAGCAAATGAGTCACGTCTAAAACCGTGACAGTTAACTAGGTAATCTGCGGCTGTATCTTTGCCGCTGCCGATAAATCCAACAAAACCAATAATCATAGTATCCCCTGATGCCACTATAATTTATTATATTTTTGTTACAATGTCAAATTTTTATTAGCCGATTACAAAAGACATAGGAGTTTGATTGTCTTTGTAGTTGATTAGATCCATTTCTAACATTTCCATTTCAGCTTTACCTTCAGCTTTGAGTGCCGAACCGTTCAGCTGTGTTCCACCTTGCGGACTGGCGATTGTAGCGAACTTTTCACGGGCTTCTCCTAGCATTACTTTACAGTTAGCTAGAGCATAGTCCTTGACCCATATTCCGGAATATGTATCTTGAAATAATGCAAAATCAGGTTTCTGATTATACATCCAAAGCAAGACGTTTTCTTCGCCACGGGGGCGTTGAGTAATTCTTAAACGTTTATAAGTAGGATTCCAGTCAAAGTTTATATAGCTACCAAACATTTTACCAACTTCTTTTTGGTAGCTGGCGAACATATAGTAGGTTGATAAGCCGCCCATGTTGGTGCTAGCCAGCAAATAGGTATTAGAATAAGCTAGGTTAAAGGGTTCAAATAATGTACCGCCATCGCCTCCGCCTGTTCTAGAACCGATACTGCGTCGAAATACCTGTCTAACCTGCATAACTTCAGGTGCTAGAGTGTACTCATTTACGTCAGTCTGTAGGGTTAGAAATCCGAAGCTTTCTTCTACTGCATTACTGCTGCGTTGACGGTACTTCATTAGGGCACGATCAATTGCAGTATTATAGTGAATAGGGTCTAGTTCGACGTCGATCATACCGTCGCCAAGCATGGCACGGATGTATGCAACTACTTTTTCTTTTTCTGTTTCAAGTTCGCTCATACAGTTATTTACCTATAAATATACAACTATGCCAAGACTCTCTCTTTACCGCCCAGAAAAGGGCAACGATTTTCGCTTGCTCGATCGTGTAATCAACGAACAATTTCAAGTGGGCGGCACTGATATTGTTGTACACAAATATCTAGGGCCGCAAGATCCAGATGCTACTGATGCTTCACCCTCTACGCCTGTAAATGGTAATCCTATTGCTGAATTAGGAATTCAGGATGTACTATTCATGGAAAATAGAGATAGAAAATACGACAGAGATGTCTATGTAACCCGTGGAATTTATACCATGCAGGACATTGACTTTAATCTCAGTCAGTTTGGATTCTTTTTAACCAACGACAATATCATGATCACGTTTCACTTACGTGCTACTGTAGATCTTCTTGGCAGGAAATTAATGAGTGGCGATGTATTAGAGCTTCCTCACTTAAAAGACGAATATGCTCTAGGCGACGACATGGTTGCACTAAAGCGGTTTTATGTAATCACAGATGTTACTCGTGCTGCTACAGGTTATAGTCAAACATGGTATCCGCATTTACTTCGTGT